GCTTTGTGTGGATGAACCCGCCCTTTGGCGCGCGCAACGGTCTGGTGCCTTGGCTTGACAAGTTCTTCGCCCATGGCAACGGGATTGCGCTGACGCCGGATCGCACATCAGCGCCTTGGTTCCAGGATGCTTTGTGGCGCTGCAACGCGGTGCTGTTTGTCGCGCCGAAAGTCAAGTTTGAGCGCCCCGACGGGACTGTCGGCGGATCACCCGGCCACGGCGTTGCGCTGTTTGCGGCGGGGTTTAGGGCGACATCGGCCTTGATCAATGCCAACGGCAAAATCGGCCACCTTCTGACACTGGTGCCAGCATGAACCACCCCGCCAGCTTCTGCTGGGTTTGCCTGCGCAACGAGGTGCAGCCCTCGGGCTGGTGCCGGAAGTGCGAAAACTTCATCGGGATTGCAGCAGAATGACCCATTTCCCCTCCCTGCCGGGTGCCTCCTTCCACCCGGCCAACTCCGCCCCCGGTTCTGAATTGGCCGGGGGCGGCTTTTCTAAACTCAAGGTGCTGATCGGCTGCGAGGAGTCCGGCGTCATGCGCCGCGCCTTTGCCGCCCTTGGCTTCGATGCTTGGTCCTGCGACCTGCAACCCGCCGCCGATGGGTCAAACCATCACATTCGCGGCGATGTGCGGGACGTGCTGAAAGACGGCTGGGACTTGCTTATGCTTGTTCATCCGCCTTGCACCCGGCTTTGCAATTCCGGCGTTCGTTGGCTGTCTGTGCCCCCGCCTGGCCGCACGTTGCCCGATATGTGGCGCAAACTGGATGAAGGCGTTGAACTGTTCGCCGCCTGCTGGAACGCGGACATCCCGCATGTTGCGGTTGAAAATCCAATCATGCACCGCCACGCCCGTGAGCGTATGCCGTCGAGCCTGACCAAGCCGCAAATTGTGCAACCGTGGTGGTTTGGCGATGAGGCATTCAAGGCGACGGGCTTTTATCTGCGCGGTCTGCCGCCGCTGGGGCCCACCGACAAGCTGACACCGCCCAAGGCTGGCACAGACGCCCACAAGGCATGGTCGGCGGTTCACCGGGCATCACCGGGGCCGGATCGTGCCAAGCTGCGCAGTCGCACCTTTCCCGGCGTTGCAGCGGCCTGCGCCGCGCAATGGGGCCACGCTATCCTAGCTTCGCGGCAATCCCGCATATCCCCCCGCCTAGCAGCGGGTGCGGACAGCACCGAGGGGGCGGCTGGTGCCGCGATTGCGCCCCCAATCAATTCGGCATGGGGCCGGATCGGTGATCCACAGGACACCGCAACCACCGCTTAGCGGTTTTGTATTGGACCCCCAGACCCCCGGCGCGGACAGGCGCTAACCGGAAAACGCCGGGGGAACTATCAGAGAACTACCTGCTGGAATACAACCGCATAATCTCAGCCTCGATCTTAAGCCGGATAGCCTGCGGAATTTTGGCCAGCGCCCGTTGCCGCGCCTTCTTGTCCGGCATGGCCAATATCTGTTTGGCAGCGTCGTAAATTGGTTTTTGTGCCCATGACCTGATGCTTTCTGGGGCATCGTTCCAAGCAATATTTCCCATCAACAGATCAAACAGTTGCTCTGACGGCTTTTGAACATCAGGCGCTAGGCGGTAAGCCATTTAAAGAACCCCTCTCTTGCAGCATCAACACCAAGCGCCACACAGGAGAAAGCCCCAGCGTTGTGGGCCGCTATCAAGTATTCGACCTGCTCAGGTTGAAAGGTGCTTTGTGTATGGTCGCGCCGCTTCATTTCACAAACGAATGAAACCCGCCCAGGAATGACAATATCGGAAACGCCTGCCGTCATGCCTTCAGCGGCGTGCTTTTGGACGCTGGCAAATTGCCCCTTGGCCTTTAACCCTTCGTTGCGCGGGTGAAATGCCAACTTGCCCCAAGTGTCAGGGTAATCCCGCCTGAGCCAGTTAAAGAATGTCATTTGCTCTCCGCTTTCGGCGGGACACTTGCCGCGATAGGTCAGGTCGCCAAACACTGACACTCCGGCATTGATCATGTCGGCAATGTCACTCTGGCGCATGGTCGGGAACTCCATTGTAATCGCTGATTACGAAAAAACCAGTTGCGGCATCCTTTTTGTATGTCACGCTAAACGGAGTGATTTCTCCAAAGTTTGTTTCAAGGTTCCACTTGGTATAGTCGCGCACTCCACGCGAATTTTTCGCCTCGGGCTGCACCCACGTTGTGAACTGGCGATAAGGCGTCACCCATTCAATGCGAATGGTTTTGTTTCCATTGCGACTGATACCCGGCTTGCATTCCATCCGCACAACCTCGTCTGTTTGAATCTGTGTCGGGTCACGCTTCAACGCCTTAAAATCGGCTTGCAGCTTGTCATTCGGGTCAACAATCTCGCCTTTGCACTCGCGACAATACCGCGCCGCTATGTCATTTGGTGCGGCGCAATGCGGGCATTCCTTGCTGGTCCAACGATAGTCGCACCTCTCGTATTCGCCGCGTGGCCCGGAGCGTAGCATATTCATGCAGCGCCGCCCGTGGTGCCCTGGCATCGGACCCCATTCGGTCATGACCTGTTGCCCGTCCAGATCCAGCACATACCCCGCCGCGTCTAGCTTGGCGTCCAGATAGTCCTTGTGCGCAGAAAACCCATTATCAAAAGCGCAGATCGGGCATGTCGCCACAATCCCGCCTGACCCGCCCAACTTGCCCGCCTTCACAACGGGCGCAAACAAATCACCGTCCGGGCAGTGATCATCAAGGTTCGTGGTATAATCTAGGATCAAGCAATCAGTCTTGCCGGGGCATATCCGCAGCCCGCGACCGATGATCTGTTGCAACAACCCTACGCTTTCCGTCTTGCGCAGAATGGCAATCAAATCCACATGCGGCGCATCAAAGCCCGTGGTCAGCACTGACACATTGACCAGATACTTGATTGCCTTGGCCTTGAACCGCCGTATCAGGCTATCGCGTTCTGACTTGCCCGTTTCGCCCGTCACCATGACCGACAATTCAGGCGGCAAGCTTGCCATGATTTCCTGCGCATGGCGCACCGTAGCGGCAAAGAACATTACGCCTTGCCTGTCCTGCGCTTGGCGCACAACGTCAGCCACGATTGCCGCCGTCTTTCGTCCATGGCCATGATAGGCGCGATCTACATCAGCGGCATCAAACTTGCCTTGGGCGTTCGGGGTCAGCCCGTGGGTGTCATACCCCTCGGCCATTGTGCCGCCTATGACAGGCTCAGTCAAAAAGCCTTGCTCGATAAGATCACGCGCGCCCACGGTGTAAACGCATTTAGTAAAGAAAGGTTCCCGCGCAACATCCTCGCCATGCACTTGCCCTTGCGGCCCCACACGGTAAATCCAGCCCGACCCCAAGCGATAAGGCGTTGCGGTCAAGCCGCATATCCGCAGGTTAGGGTTGGCGGTGCGCATAGCGTCCAGGATGCCCCGCACAGTGGGCGTTAGCCCATGCGCTTCATCTATGACCACCAGCCCATATTCAGCGCCAAAGCGGCTGATCTTATTCTTGACGGTCAATGGACTACCAAAAACCACAGGATGCCTTAATTCCTTGGCCCCGGCGCTGGCGCTGAATATCGAGGCCGGGTTGCCAGTGGCCAGATATTTTTCGCGGTTTTGCGTAATCAACTCGGCACTTGGGGCAAGGCATAGCACCCGCTTGCCAGTCCGCTTGTGAATGTCCGCCGCGATGGTTGCGATGATGTGCGACTTGCCTGCCCCTGTTGCGGCGTCGATCACGAAAGGATCAATGCTTTGCCGCATCCAGTTTATGGCCGCGTCAACTGCGGCCTGTTGATATGGGCGCAGGCCATGGGAAACCTCTGACATAACATTCATTTCAGCCCCCAGAAGCTTGACCCTTTGCCCCGGAACGGTTCCAGATCAGCGCTCGGCGCATACTTGGCCAGCGCCTTGGCATAGGACACAGACCCGGCTCGCTCAGTCTTGGTCAACTTGCGCCCAGCGAATACCGCGTTACGATCCCCGGCAATCCGCGCCATATCGGCCAGAAGGTCTTTCTTGCGTTCCTCAGCCCGTTCAATCGCCTCGGCCAGTTGGTCCCATTCCGCAACCATGCGAGCAGCTTCCACTGTGTCAATCTCAACCCGCTTTGCCGCCAAGTGCTCATTCGGATTTTCCAATTCAGCCAAATACTCGGCATAGAATTGGCGCAAGCGCGGCATGTTTTCCGCCTGCCATTCTGCGTCTTGCAGAACGGTTTCAAGTTTGTAAGCCTTGGGCGACCATTGGAAAAAATCCCACCGATCAAGCCCAGTGCAAACCATACTGAACTGCACTTGCGCGTAATAGTGGGGCTGGTCAGCCAGTGGCGCAAAATCCTTCGCATCGTCGCGCATTGAGAAGGGGCACTTGATTTCCAACCCGCCCCCTTCAATTAGCCCATCAGGTGAACACCCGGCCCAATCTTCATAGGAGATAAAACCTACGGTTTCGACATTGTGCCCGGTCAACATTTGGTATTCCGACCTCGCGCCGTCTTCGTTGCGGTTGCCGTATTCGGTTGCGATGTTGCCGGTAAACTCGCTTTCCGCGCCGTGGGCATCTCGCACCATTCGTCGCATGGCTTCCGCCCGCGTCATGTAGGGCGCGACCCCCAGGATTGCCCCGACCGTGCTAGCCGTCACCCGGCCCTTGCGCGCCGCAAACCACTCTGTTGACTTCTGTTCCATGTTCTGCAATCCTTGCACTTGGTAGTCCTCCGTGCATGTCTGACCGTGGTCCGCTATCGGCTTCACCCCCGATAGCGGGCTTTTTCTTGACGCCTTAGAAAGGGATTTCGTCGTCCATCCCAACGCGGCGCTGTTGCGTCTGACCGCCGCCGCCACCGTATCCGCCGCCGCCGCCGCCCGCTTTCTTGGCCGGTTCAGTTGCCGCCTTCACGTCAACGCCCTTGGCCTTCGGGGCCACAGCGGAAACCCAGTTTCCCGTGATTGTTTCGCCAGTCTTGCGGTCCTCAATTTCCCAGACCATACACTTGATAATCATCGGCTTGTTGCACAGGTGCAGGCCCAGATCATCATCGGACGGCTTGCCATCCTTCCGGGCCAACTTGCCCCCGGCATTGGCGTCGATCGCCGCCAGCATCCGCCGCGCCTTGTCGCGCTTTTTGATGCCCGCCGCTTCGTCCTTCGCGCCGGGATCAGTATCACTGACCCACAGCTTGTGAAAAACCTTGCGGTTTTTGTATTGTTCCGGCTCCAGCACAGACCAGCGCACGGACAGGTATTCGTTGCCGTCCTTGTCGGCCCATTTTGCCTCGTCAATGATGGCGAGCACGTCGCTTTCGTTCGGAATGGGTGCAAGGTTGCCGCCCGGCACTTCATAGTCAGTGCCAGTGTCTTTTGCGCTTTCGCCGTCGCTCAGGTCCCAAAAACTCATTTGGTTTCATCCTTCTTGTTGGTGTTGCGAATGCTGGCAAACGGTGCCAACGCGGGGATACATGCGGCAAGCGGGTTTTCGCCGGGGTGGAACTCAAGCGGTTCAGTAATGCCGTAACGGTTTTTTGAAACATTGGATGCAGTCGCATAGCAGATCAATTCGCGCTCTCCCGTGCTGATTGCTTTCTTGCGTTCCCCATCCTCGCCTTTGGTAAAGCTGACCAGCCGCACAAAGCCCACAACGTCCACATCGTCCACATAGGGCGGCATCGACTTTGGCGGCAGGCGCAGAGAATATCTCATGTAATCGTCACTGTCCGGTAAACGCATAGTTTCAACATCGGCATGGGCCACAAAGACAACGTGCATCGCGCGCTTGTCATTCAAGACCCCTGCCGCCTTGCGCACACGCTGATGCATTGCCGCCACCGCGGACACCCCCGCACCATAGCCGCCAAGGGCTTGGTTGATCGACTTGGCTTTGGGGTCTTGGGCCAGCACATCCGCGATGAACATGCGTTCCAAGGCCGTCACGCTGTCGATGACCAATGTTGCATATTCATGCGGCTCATGGATCAGCGCGGTAAGCTGGTCCCAAAGCTGCTGCGCGTTCCCCACAACCGGAAATGCATCCGGGCGAATGTCCATAGCGATGGACTGCAAGCCATCCTCGGCACGGATAAAGATGGGGTTTGGAAATGCAGCGGCAAGGCTCGTTTTGCCCAT